AGCTTCGCTGACTTTATCCTCAGTTGAAAGCGTAGCTTTGTTCGCTTTACTCATTGCTAATTGCAATGCAGTGAGTGATGTATAACCCTTTTTGCTATTAGCAATAAAGGCTTGGCAATCTTTTAGATTGTTATAAAACCACTTAGCTTCAGCTAACCTTCTACGATCAATCTTTAACAGACCACAGTCTTTCTTGGTACTGTTATTCTGCTCGATCTGTGTCATCAGAAAGCCTAGTCTAACCCATAAACCCTGTGGGTTTTTATCTGAGCCATTGAACTGAGATACATTTACAATGTCTCTCTTGAACTGATTTGCATCTTTACGATCTCTGCTACGCAGTTCCTTTGCAATAGCTTGACCTTCGGTTTCAAGAGTACCAAGTTGTTTTGTAGAATTTTGCATTGTTTTATCTTTCTATCTATTACTGTTTATATAAGAGAATATTTAAGATCTCTCACATAAATATGAGATCCTTAAATATTATCTTTATAAACTATTAGTAATAGCTAGAGTTGTCAACCGCCTCGTGATGTGTCAGGGTGTCGCACCTTCTTTGCCCAACACTGTGTAATGCATCTGCCACCTTCTCGGTGGGGGTAGGGTATAATTAGCATCGGCTTTGCAACACACTCTTAGTGTGGCAATCTTGCAACATTAAACATGCTTTAGCATGGCAACTGATTGCATATCACTTGTCACAGTCAGCTAAGTAGCTGAATTTATTGCATATTCTATGGAATATGATAGGTTGAAGCACTTTTTTTGCCACAAAACAGAGAAACACCAAAGGTGATTGCCGAAATAGCCTCGCAGATTGTGGGTACGCATGGGCCACCGCCCCTACGCCAGTTACTATATACATATATCTACACAGATCTGGAAAATAGGGTGTTAACCACAATGTACATAGTCGTATACACACGGTGCTTGGGTAGATTTGTGATCACAAAAGATGACATATTTACACTTTATTTGAATATAATTTATTTTATGGGTTGACATGATTTAGTAAATGTGTAAAACTAAGTATAACACAACACAACACTTAAAGTGTTACACTAAACTACTAAATAGTTTTAAATAAATAACACTTAAATGTAACACTTAAATGCTTTCCCTAAAAAAGATAAGAATACACTATAAATGTAACACTATAAGTGTACTCCTATTATAAGGAATAATCCGTATGAATGATAGAATAACATTAGAGGACATATTAAGTCCTATATCCGTGAAGAAGTTTTTTAATGAGTACTGGGGTAAGAAGCATCTTGTACTGAGAAGAGATAAGTTTAAAGATCTGTTTACGTTTAAACACCTAAATAACTACATTAATAGATTTCCTGATGTAAAATACTTAAATGTAATAGACTACGATGGGTATGGAACTAAATGGACTTGGGATAAGTTTAAACTTCGTGATGATAATCAACCTAATCTTAACAAAGCAGGTATTGTAGATTTGTGGAAGAAAGGTAAAACGATTATTGTACCTCTGTGTGAGTACGAGAATGAAAAACTCGTAGAGATATGCTTTGAACTTGAAAAATACTTTAGCTATGGTCAGTCAAATATCTATTGTTCACCTTGTGCAGGCTCTAAATCGTTTGACATTCATGCAGATAGCACAGATAATTTTTTATTTCATCAGTATGGAAAGGTTAAGTGGACTATATACAATGAATGGGGCAAGTCACCCAGACCTAAGAAGTTTACTGTACAGGAGGAATTTATATTAAGTGCAGGTGATTTACTGTATATACCTACAGGACAGTATCATCATGTAGAAACAATAGGGCCAAGAATACTAGCAAGTATACACTTTCCCAATAAACCGAATCAAACGCTAGACAATTTTAAAATTACATCAAATAAGGATAGTAATAGAACAGAATGGTTTGATTTGAGTTTATATTGCAAATAATTAAAAAAAGTATTGACAATGGCGAAGAAATCAGTAAAACTATATACAGACAAAGTTTTAGAAACGTTTTACGAACAGTTATTAAACGGAAACGTAGATAATTTACACATACCCCACAGCGATGTCTTCTATGTAAGAGCTGCTTGCGAAGCAAGATACGGCAGAAAGTTTACACTTAAACATGTAGAAGATGCAATGAGAGCAGAAGGATGGAAGGAGCAATCTTATAGTGACCCGAACTACAACGACAAAAAAGAAAAAGTCAAAAGTAAATGAAGCAGGTAACTATACGAAACCTGCCATGCGTAAACGAATATTCAGTAGAATTAAATCAGGAAGTAAAGGTGGTAAACCTGGTCAGTGGTCTGCACGTAAAGCACAAATGTTAGCTAAAGCATATAAAGCTGCAGGTGGAGGATACAAGTAAATGCATGGTAAACAAACTAATAAAATAAAAAAAGTTATAAAGGGTTTAACCAAGGCATCTAAGTCTCATGCCAAACAAGCAAAAACATTAAAGTCTGTAATTACTAAAGGCAAAAGAAAAAGATAAATGCCTTACCTACAGAGTAACATCCCATACTTCAAGGCATGGGTACGTAGAGAATATACGTGCAATTTTGAACGCTATCACGGTGAGTTCCTACATTGCATGGTAATAGCTGTGACGACTATGCCAAATAGATCACTCAGCTTCCAAGTCATTTTTACTGGTTGCGAATCAGATGACACAGACGAACCTAACGTACACGGTGGAGCAATGTGGGCGAGAATGCCTATTACTGCACTTGTAGGTGATACACTAGTAGAAGAGTGGGCCGAAGAGTTGCCTGCATACGCAGCGCAGCCTTGGGATTGTATGTCACATGATCACTCAGTCTACGTGCTAAATAGAGCGACACCTGCACCTTGGATTGCTAAAGTAGATGGTGAGTTCTATCCTGCTAAATACTACTTCACTGTAGACTATACAGGATCAGAGATAGCAGATGATCCTGCACAACATAAACAGAGCCACGTATTAGAGCTAGTAGACGCAGGTAGCTACACAGGAAACATTGTAGCATTGCCAAATAACAGAGTAAGAGTAACACACCCTGCATGGTTTGAAACTGGAGAAGGTGCGCCAGATTTTAAACCTAGTCAGAGAGTGTTTCACTCTAAAGAAGATTTAGACTACGTATGGGATACAGGTAGAGTATTTAATAATCTGTATAACGAGGAATAACCTTATGAAGAAATCTCAAAAGTCTTTAGCTAACTGGACTCGACAAAATTGGAGAACGAAATCAGGTAAGCCTTCTTCTAAAACTGGGGAAAGATACTTGCCTGAAAGTGCTATTAAGTCTTTATCTAGTTCAGAGTATGCAGCGACTACTCGTAAGAAACGAGAAGATACAGCTAAAGGCAAACAGTTTAGTAGACAGCCTAAAAATATAGGAAAGAAAACTAGTAAGTTCAGGAGATCATAAATGAGTATAGATTATAGAGGTGAAAAGTTTTCAGGATACAGTAAACCTAAACGAACACCTAATCATCCTAAGAAGTCACATGCGGTGTTAGTTAAAGATGGATCAAAAGTTAAACTTATAAGGTTTGGAGAAAAGGGTGCAAGCACCGCAGGTAAACCTAAAGCAGGTGAGTCAGCACGAATGAAAGCAAAACGTAAAAGTTTCAAAGCGAGACACGGAAAAAATATAGCCAAGGGTAAGATGAGTGCGGCTTACTGGGCTGATAAAGTTAAATGGTAATAGGAGAAAACCAATGACAAAGGCAATGCTAAAAGGACTAAAACAGTTACGAAAAAAGATGAAAGAACCAGAAAGAGCTAAAGCTAGAAAACCTAAAAAATCAGCTTTAGATAAACAAATTGATATGTTAAATAAAAAACTTAAAGAGTTAGAAAAAAAGAAATCTGGAACAGCTATGGCTAAAGGCGGCATGGCAAAAAAGAAAAAAGGTTATGCTAAAGGTGGCATGAAGAAAAAAGGCTATGCTAAAGGTGGCATGATGAAGAAAAAAGGTTATGCTAAAGGTGGAACAGCTAAAAAAGGAAAGTAGTAAATGGCACGAAAAAAGATAGTTAAGGGTCTAACTAAATTACTTAAAAAGAAAAAGAAAAAAAGTAAACCTACTACTAGCGGCACACAACCTATTTTTAAAAAGAAATACTCTATTAAAGAAGGAGCTAGAGTAGATCCAGAAACAGGTGGAAGTGTACGTGCTGCTCGTGCTGTAGCTGAAGGCCAAGCAGGTAAAGTAACTAGAGGTAAACAATCTTTAGATAAAGGAATGGCTGAAGCTGTAAGTAAAGGCGAAAAAACTAGAGCTAAAAAAGTTACTACCATTGAAAGAGAAATAACAAAATTAAAAAATAAAAAAGATTTAACTAAAACACAAAAAAATAAATTAGATACCTTAGACAAAAAAGTAAAAAGATTAGATATAAAATCTGAAAAAGCAGAAACAAGCAGAATAACAAAAGCTGCTATTAGCAGTAGTACTACTAAACGTAAAGATAAAGGTATCACAGTTGCAGGAGAAAAAGGAACAAGAGTTAAGGTAGGATTAAAACCTAAAGAAAGAGACATGTTGTTTGGTAATACGTCTAATGGTATAACCGTAGATGGCGAACTTATTGGTAATCCTACTTTAAAACAAATTCAATTAGCTCAATCAGATAGAGTAGCTAGATCTTGGCCTGCAGGTGTAAGAAAAAGATTAGCTATGTTAGAAGAAAAACTATTAGCAAAAGGCTATGGTACACCTACAACATCTTCTGTAGGTAGAACAACTAAATCAGATAAATCAAAAAGAAGAAGTATTACTAAAACTAGAACTAAAAAACCTACGGTAAGAACTAAAGTAGAAACTAAAAAACTTCAAGAAGAAACTATGAAAAAACCTATTAGTAGTGAAACAGGTAAAGCAGTTCAAAAAATGATGGCTGCTGTTAGAAAAAGAGGAAAGTTAAAAAAGGATAAAAGATAATGGCATTATCAGCTAGAGAAAAAGCAGAAGCTGCACGGTATAAACCTGCAAAAAAGAAAGAAGTAAAAAAACCTAAGAAAAAAGTAGACATGAGATCTGCTAGAGAAAAAGCAGAAGCTAGTTATGTACCTAAAAAGAAAAGTAAAACTGCAGTTTCTACATCTTTAAGACCTAAAGCTAAAACATATAAAGTATCTACAACTACGGTGCAAACTACTCCTACTACTAAAAATAAAAATGATCTTCAAAAAATACAAAATAAATTAAATGCATTTTTAAAAAAGTTAGATGCGGATCAAGCACGATTAATAAGAAAAATTTTAAAACAGAAAAAAGAAGCAAGAAGAGGTAGTGCCAAAACTAATGATCGTTTTTCAGGCATGGGAGCTGATATGGATCTTATTATGAAAATGTTAAAATAGTAATGTTTCTTGCTATTATTCTTTACTGTGCAATACCTACAGATACTACTTCATGTGATGTAATGGTACGAAAAGATCATTTATTTTATTCACAAGTACAATGTGAAAAAGAAATAATACCTATGGCAAAAGGCTTAATGGCTACAGGACACTTTGTAAAAGCTAAATGTTTTGAGTTTAATCCTTATGGAGAAGAAGTATAATGTCACCTAAAAAATTACAAGCAGATAGCAAATACGCAATGGCAGATGCAGACGGTGATGGCATTATAACTGATGACGAAATGGATCGTCACGAAAGATGGATACGTTTAGAGAACGAAGACAAAATGATGGACACGCAACGTACTATGGCTTGGTTAGCTATGGGTACAACCATCATAACAATTATATTATTACTTACACCTATTATTAATGTAGACCGTATGGAGTCTGCATCTGGGTTTCTTAATACTTTTCTTGTAGCACAAATGGGTGTAGTATTAGGATTTATGGGTGCAACTGCATTAACTAAAACAAAAGCTAAAGAGTAGGATATAGCATGGGAATAAAACAAGATTTAAAATCTCCTAGAGAAGGAGGTTTAACTGCTAAAGAATTTGAAAAAGAACATGGCATGTCTAAAGGAAAAGCTAAAAAAATATCTCCTAGAACAACTAAAGGCATGAAACTTGGAGGTTATGTTAAAGCAGGTGCTTCATACAAAGGTTAAATAAAAACGCATAACAGGGTTGCAATAATATCTCTTTTATGTTATAACTAGATATGGTATAACTACATTGTCAGTCAGTAATACTGACGTATGTACATAAAGGAGTTATACTATGTTAAAAAAATTACTACATAGATACCGTAATTATATGGTAAATAGAACTGCATATTATCAATTAATGAGTATGACAGAGTATCAACTACGAGACTTAGGAATATCTCGTGGAGAAATTAGAAGACTAACAGGATTCGGAGGATAACAATATGAGAAAATTATTTCTAGCAGGTGCTATCGTTGCTGTAACTGCAGTGTCAGCACAGGCTGAAGGAGTTATTAAGAGTGGCATTATGTCCATGATTAAACCTGACGCATCTATTGAGTATGGTTTTAAAAGCAAAAAATGGTCAGGAGATGTAGGTGTAACAGCAAGCATGTCAAGACTATCAGTTAGACCTGCACTAGATTGGGGTTATGCAAGCGGAGATTCTTTTAGTATTTCTGGTGCATCTGTTAAGAGTACAATGGCTATAAGTGACAGCCTTTCTGCTTACTCAGAACTATCATTAGACAGCGACTTTAAATATAGCGATATATCAGTCGGTGTGTCTATATCATTTAAATAGGAGAGTTAATTATGGATTGGATTACTGGAAGACTTAAAGAACCTACGACATATTTAGCAATCGCTTTAGCAGGCGTAGGACTAGGTATTTTGTTTACCATGCCTATACTAACATGGGCAGGAATTATAGGCGGTATCTTTGGTATCGTGTTAAAAGAAAAAGGTGGGGCAGAATGATGCCCTACCTTAATCGTGTACTACGTGCAATACTCGCTATGCCTTGTAACTGTTGTGATAAGTGTCAGTGTGGTAAGTAATGAAGTACCTACAGTCCAAAGAGAGGGCTGCAAAATTAATGTATATAAGAATGTGGGTAAAGACAGCCGTTTTTATCCTATTGTTATTCTTACTATATAAGGAGATGTAAATGTTTGGTGTATTAAAAAGTATTGTTGGCCCAGTTGCAGGACTGGCAAGTTCCTATATAGAGGGCAAAACAGCAGTACAAAAAGCTAAGGCTACTAAAGATCTCAAGATTGCTACAGGTGAAATAGACTGGGATATAGAAGCAATGAAAGCGACACAAAGCTCGTGGAAAGACGAGTGGCTAACACTTTTGCTAAGTGGGCCATTTATTTTATCGTTTTGTGGAGATTGGGGTCGTGAGATGGCAGCAGCAGGTTTTGCCGCATTAGCAGAAGCACCATCATGGTACAGCTATTCTCTTGGCGTTGTTATAGCTGCGTCATTTGGTATAAGGTCTGCTACTAAATTTTTCGGAGGAAAAAAGTAATGGGGGATAATAAAAAAAGAATAGGCCACACAGACTATCGTAGTCTATCTAAAATAGTAAATAATATTAGACAAACTATGCAAGAACAAAAAATACAAGAAGGTATTGATAGTACTTCTCCCGAAGGTGAAGATTCTATATTTATTAAAAAGAAAAAGAAAAAATGATGAGTAATTATAGTACGTGTTTAGAAATAATACTTGAACACGAAGGTGGATTTGTAAATCATCCTAAAGATCCAGGCGGCATTACAAATCATGGTGTCACTAAAAAAGTTTATGATAAGTGGGTAGGCAGAGAGACTACGGCTTCAGAAATGCGTGACTTGACGCATGAAGATGTAGCTCCTATCTACAAAAAGAATTATTGGAATAGAGCAAAATGTGATCAACTTCCTAGTGGGGTTGATCTTTGTGTATTTGACTGGGCTGTTAACTCAGGTGTATCACGATCCGCTAAAGCACTGCAACGTATAGTCGGTGTAGAGCAGGATGGTGGTATAGGCCCAATGACTTTACAGGCTGTTGCTGAAGTAGAACCAGAAGAAATAATAGAACAAATGCATTATATACGGCAGAATTTTTATGAAAAACTGTCTACCTTTGATACCTTTGGTAAAGGGTGGACTAGACGTAATGATGAAACAAAAGAAAAAGCATTGGAAATGTTACATGGCTAGACAACTAACAGAACGACAACAGAAGTTTTTATCTGTGTTATTTGATGACGCAGGTGGAGATGTAGCAACAGCTAAAAAGTTAGCAGGTTACTCTGATGCTACAAGTACAACTGAAGTTGTTAATTCTATGAAAGAAGAAATATTAGAAAGCACACAGAGCTTTATGGCTCGTAATGCTCCTAAAGCTGCAATGGCTATGGTTAGCGGTTTGTTTGATCCTACTGAGCTAGGCATAAGAGATAAGATGGCAGCAGCTAAAGAGTTACTAGATCGTACTGGACTTGTTAAAACGGAAAAAGTACAAGTAGAATCTAAAGGTGGAGTTATGTTAATGCCACCTAAAAATATGGCAGATGATGACTAGAGCATTAGGTAGGTGGAAACTACCACAACCAACAGATATAAAAGAAGATAATGAATGGGTAGCAATACCTAAGATTTCTCGAACCATACCTTTTGGCTACGAAGTAGACGCAAAAGATAATGGCATATTAAACCCTATACCTGACCAATTAGATAAACTAGAAATAGCAAAACGATATTTAAAACAGTATTCATATAGAGAAGTATCTCAATGGTTAACTCGTAATACTGGTAGATATATATCTCATGTAGGTTTAAGGAAAAGATTAGAGAATGAAAAAAGAAGAAACAACAAAGCTGCAAGCCTACGCAGATGGGCAGACTATGCGAAAGAGGCAATCGCCAAAGCGGAAAAAATTGAAACCCAAAGCCTCGGCACAAAAGAAAACAGCTACAAAGAAGAAACAAGAACAGCCTAAAATAGTAGAAGTAAAAAATCTTGATCCTATTGAAACTATTGAAGAACAACATAATGTTATCTTTAAACCTAATCAAGGGCCACAAACTGAGTTTCTTGCAGCAGGTGAAAGAGAAGTTTTATATGGCGGTTCAGCAGGGGGTGGCAAAAGTTATGCGATGCTTGCCGATCCGCTACGATATATGGGTCATCCTTCTTTTTCTGGGTTACTACTTCGACATACTACGGAAGAACTTAGAGAACTTATATTTAAGTCTCAAGAGATGTATCCAAAAATCTGGCCTGGAATAAAATGGTCAGAAAGAAAGATGCAGTGGGTCGCACCATCTGGCGC